ATGTATGCACTTAATTTACTGAGAGTTAAAGTAGGAACTCCATATATTAAAAAAATTAAAACAGCTTTAGAAAAGGCTTCTGGGCAGAAAATTGTACTGACAGAAATTCGGAAAGTTATTCATAAAAGTGGTGTAAGTGTTTTGCCTGTAATGCTTTCATTTACAGGCGGTCTGGAAATTAGTCTTTATGTTCGTATTTTAGTTATTGTCTAAGGATAAAAAAGCATACATAGAAAATATCTGATTTCTTGTATAGTGAGGAATATGAATCACGAAAAACAAATAGCTATGTCATAATTTTTGGCATTATATTTTTAAGAATTTTATTATATGTGGGTTTTATAAATTTTTTTGTAGACTGATGAAATACAATTGATGCCAAAAGTATGCAATTATATGCAACCTTTTAAATTTATAACTCTTTGAAAATGCAAGAGTATGCAACTATATGCAATCTTTTCCAATACAGTACAGGTTAAGTGGCTTCTACTTTTTTTATAGTAGTACTTTGGCTAATGTGCTATAATAAAAACTATATATTACAATTGTTTATGATAATTTGTTGTTCTAATTACTTGCTTAAAATTGTTCATGTAGACTATTTGTAGACTTTACAGATTAGTGGTTAAGTACGTGAAAGTTGCTACTGGATTTTCAAAATGAAACTGAATAAATCTAATATTGATAGTATTGAATTAATAGACAATGGTCAAAAGATTATTAGGGATAGTGAACTATCAGGCTTTGCTGTAAGAGTTACAAAAAAGTCAAAATCATATATTGTCGAACGACGCCATGAAGGAGAGCTTTATAGAGTTGTTATTGGGAAAACCACAGATATTTCTGTTGCTTCAGCAAGAGCAAAAGCTCAAATGTTACTGGCTAAAATATCAAACGGTGAATATACGAAAGCTACTAAAAATAGTATTGATATTGATTTAAAATTAATAACTGTTGATCAGGCATTAAATATTTATATTGAAAAAAATGAATTTAAACCAAAAACAATACGTCAGTATAAAAAATTTGTAGATTTATACCTTAAATGGGGGAATATGAAATTATTTAGTATTACTCGACAGGCAGTATTGAATAAATTTATTGAAATTTCTTTAATCAGTAAGTCATCGGCTAACGGCTCGATTTCATTAATTGGTACACTATGGAAGTATATCAATATTATTTATTCAACTGACAAAGAGCAGTTAAATCGCTTGAATCCCGTTGATGTTATTTCAGTTACAAATGGCTGGAATGTAATAAAAAGACGTGAAAGATATTTGCACAAAGATGTCATATTTAAATATTATAATGCTGTAATTAACTATCAAGATGAACTGAATTTAGAGAATACTGCGAGATCTAATACCCATCGGGATATTATACTTTTTACAATGTATACAGGATGTAGAAAACAGGAAGTGTGCCAACTAAAATGGCAAGATATAGATTTTAATGATGGTCTAATTCTATTTGCTGATACTAAAAATGGTACAGATCATTTATTTCCTGTAGGTAATCATTTATTGTCAATTTTAAAAGATCGTTATCTTCTTCGAGAAAATGATTGGGTTTTCCCTGCAACAAAAATGCCCACTTCATCTAATGTTCATGCTACTCAAGTTGATACTATTTTAAAAAAAGTCGGTGCAGAAGTGGATTACTACGTTTCAATGCATGATTTTAGAAGAACTTTTGCAACAATCTGTAATTTATTGAGATTTAATATCTATGTTACAAAGCGGTTATTAAATCATACCGCTAAACCAAGAATTGACGTGACTGGGGGATATGTTCAAATCCCTATTGAAGAATTAAGATCCTCAATGAATATGATTGAAGCTGTATATCAGCAGAAAATTGATTGTTTCAATTACGAAAGTGTTTGGGATGAACGTCTAAAACAAATAGAAGCGGGTTAAACCCGCTTCATTTATGTGTATTGAGCTGTACAGGTAACTGTACGGCTTTTCTCAAATTCAAGTACATGAGATTTCTTGTACGCAATACGCCGACCAATTTTAGTGTATTGCAATGAGGAATCATCACATCTCATTCGAGCAAGAGTCCAAGTTGAACAACCAAGATAAAGCGCAACTATTTCTTGACCAAATTTTTGTTCATCTGGTGCTTTAATGAATTGGTCTAAAAGTTCTTGTTTTTCATTTTCAGACTTATCTGACAAATTTATTAGAGCCATTATTTATTCTCCCTTTGCTTCGCCCACCACAGCACCGGTCCATCTTCAGTATCGAACGCTGCAATCAAAAATAAACCCTCCTTTGGCGCAGTAGGTTTCCACTTTGACCAATCAGAAGAATCTTCTTTCGGAATCTCAGGAATATCTTCGTATTCACATCGATGATAAATGATTTCAACACTCAAATTTTTCTGAAGCTGCTCCCACTGTTCCTTAGTGTAGTATTCAGCACCATCATCAATAGTGTCGTGTTCAGCAATATCTGGGTGAAACCAGCAACTGTTTAAATCTTCAGGAATATCGACAGGTTGGATTTGATAATTTTTTTCATCCATGGATTTGCTCCTGTACTTCAATTATTTCTTTATGCCAATATTTAAGTCTGTTGATATAAAGTGAAATCCAACGAACCTTTGCCAGTTCTAATTCCTCCTCAGTAGAACCAAAGTTTTCTCGAAGCCAAAGTGGTTTGATTGTTTCGAATTTTTTATTGGTTAGTTGTTTGCAGATGCTATCGCTTAACTCTCTATGTATCAAAACATAGCCATCTGGCACAGTCCGTATTTGTGCTGCTTGCCATGCCTGCACCCATAGCAACCAGTTTTCATGACGTGGGCTACCCTCTAAATAACGAGTACCAAATAATGACTCAGTATTATCCAATTGGGCTTTAAGTTCCTCATATGAGCAATTGCAACGTATAGCGCAGTTTTTTTCGTATGCTATTTGCATTTCTAAAAAATCTTTTTGAATTTCCATCACGCCACCTTCAACATAATCGCTTGAGCCTGAAGGCGAAGCACAAAAGCCTTGCCATTCTTTAGCCATAATTTAAGAAATAACTCATAACGTTTTTGAGCTGGCTCATTCATGTTTCCAAATCTGTCAATTTTAAGACCAGGCTTATTTGCTTTAGTGAATACAGCCTCACCGACAATCTTGTTGATGACACATTTGTAGCCATCAGTTGCAATAAACATAGTAAAAGCAGGGATCAGTTGTGCTGGACAGATCATGACACCACCTCGCTTGCCTGATTCTGTAATTCAAAGCGGCGCTGTTTTACATACCCCATCAACTTTGACTGTATATCTGGGTGACGAGAGTAAACATCTATCTCAAGAGCATCCAGTGCTGTCAGATCCGGTGCATTCTGAATCTGGACCATCAGTGATGGTGGAGTAGTAGGTTCAGTTTTATTCTGCTGATCAAGCTCAAGTAGTCGGGCATTGATGACGGTCATCAACGGCTTTCTTTGTTCCTCAGTCCATTTCATTGTGTATTTATACAAAGCATTGGCTTCTGCGGGAGAAGTTGCATTCCGAGCACGTTCTTCAAGTTCAGCGAACAGTGATTCATATTCAGCATTCTTAATTGATTGCACGGACTGTTCAGGTGTTTTTGCTTCAATTGCAGGATCAGTCTCAATAGCTTCGCCTTCTGCCTGTTCTACTAAAGCCTCGTAATCAGCACATATTTGACGGGCTTGTAATTGATGATCATGATCCAGCTTATCCCAGTTGTGATCCATGCTGGCTTTCATTAGATCAAGATTTCGGCGCGTAGGCTCATCCTTGGCACGACTTAACCACATATCGATATATTTCTGACTTGGTATCTGAGATACAGGCCATTTTGATCTATCAACTGTTTCGATTTCTTCAATCAAGCTTTCTTCAACTGCAGTAACGGGACCTTGCTCAATAATCTGGATATTTGACTGGCTCTCAAAAGTCTTTTCTTCTACATCATTTGATGTAGAATTTTGGCTATTTTCGATTTCCGCTTTGGTTCTGCGGCTGCGTTTCTTTGGTTTATCGTTAAAGCCATCCTTTACTTCAATCTCAGAAATCATATTGCCGAAAGTCTTACCGAATGCCTGCAACTGAAGCTTTGCATTTTCTTCATCAAGTTGAGCAAAGCCATTGGCCACACTGAGTCGAATATCAGCATGTTCACTGTCGTATGTCGTGCGTAGAATGCATGTCGGCATGACAATGTAGATCTCCTGGCCACTTTCAAGCTCATGAGGTTCAACTGGTTTGGTAAAAAGAATATCAGCCAAAGATAATGAATCACGCTTGATACAGTATTCATAACCTGACATAGCAAAGACAGTGGCAGGAAACTGGTTCAGATCATCAAAATCCATTAGTTCGCCGACAGCACGACACAGGATATTTTTACCGGCCATCAGGGCTGCAAATGCTTCACTGCTGTTTAAAATGTTCATAATTATTATCCTTTTAATGCTTTAACGAGGTATGGATCCAGATCAGGCTGTTTTAAAAGCCATGAAATATAACTACCAGGTAATTGAGAAATCAGCTCACCTTTATGCTTTCCAAACTGCATACGCTTGGGCACACGTGCAATTTCAGACATCTGGAACAGTGATGCCATATCCTTGATCGCCAGTTTCTCCACGATGGCCATCAGGATTACACCTGTAAAATAGATATCCCAACGTGCGTTATGCGCATTACGTAAATGTTTTCGTGCAAGTTCACGATCAGGCATGACGTGATAATAAAGAGCTGTAAGGTTGTGAGTCTCCAGGTCATCCCAGACCATGCGTGAAAGAGCCAGGGTACAGATGCCTTTAACTTCAATTTTTGGATCACAAAGTTTTATAGCAGCAATGTCATAATCAATATTATGGCCAATCAGATAAGCCGTATTTTTAGGTAAGCGGAAAGTTTCAAAACTCGGCTTTCCTGCAATGTCTGACTCCAGGATGTGGTGAACTGCCATTGCTCCTAGGGCAATAGGTGCGGGGCAGGAGTAATATTCATCAAAAGCCTGGCTTTGATCTATTTCCAGTGCTCCCTGTGCAAAAGCACAAGGAACGTGAGCGATTTCAATCGGGTAGCCGTGCAGGTCATTTGTTTCAGTGTCGAGAATTAATGCGCTCATAGCTAACCTCAGTATGGGAAATCATTGTTGTTTGAATTTCCGTAACCACCGCCAAATTGGTGGTCATCCAGTACAGGTGGGAACCCATCATCCTGATAACCACTTTGCTGACCATAACCCCCATTGTTCTGTTGATAGCCACCATAACCACTATTATTCTGCTGGAAACTACCATTGTTATTTTTAGGCTTGCGGGTTGTAACAGGGTTCGACATCAAGGCATGCAGTGATTTTGGCAAAGCTTCCGGTACTGTTTTACGATCAAGTATTTCTTTAGCCATTAATTCTGAATCAGGATGGAAAACAGAGAAAAAATTCATTACATGCTTGTTTTCCCCTTTGCTGTTTTTGTAGTTTTCGCGCTGTAATAAAAAACCAACTCGACGACCTGCAACTTCAGGAGCGATGATGCAGTTCTGGAGTTTTCTTTCACCAGAGTCAAAGTCGTATTTTTCAAGTTGCCCATTTGTTGGGGTCAAACCTTTCAAACCCACACAAGCGAGCAAGGCGTTAATTTTATTGGTTCCTGAAAAAGGTTTGCCGTCTACACCAGCTGTCCACACAGATATGGTGGTAGATTCTTTACTGTCAGTTTCAAATTCAATTTCAAAACCCACGGTTCCGGTATTACGAGACGTAACAAATTCCATGTGTTTGATAACACCAACATATTTGCCCGCTTCTTCGATACGGTTACTTGAGTCAGCTTTTGCTGCAGATTCAGGGTTAAATCCAAATGGTTTGTATTGAGCATTCATTATTATCTCTCCAATTATGCGTGTGCTGCGACTTGCTGCGGGTTTTGGTTTGATTGTTGCGGAACATTAATTCCGTAGTATTCGCAGACCGCCTTGTCGACAAGGTTTAGGTCATTTTCGATATGTTCTGACTCAAAAAGCCCCATCGGTGATTTAACCGTGGTGTTACCATTGTTTTTGGTAATAAATAGGTTTTGATCATTAACAACAGCGGTCTGAAGACATATTGTGACCATGCCTTCAAGTGTTACTTTTTCGTCCAGCATCTTTCCAATGGTCTTGATCTTGGTTTTGCCGTGCTGATCTTCTTCTGTGTGGCTCAGGATGTAGACACGCTTCTGTGGGTGAGCATTATTTGCTTCGGTAATAACACTCCAGGCGTTAAATCCAATTTCAGTGAACTTGTCGAAACCACGCTCAGTGCTTCTGCGCATAAATTCATTCGCCATCAAATATTGGAAATCATCAACAATCACGATTGGTCTACGCGTCATGCGGATATGGTGAATAATTTCCTGAGTATTATCAGATACGAGTATTGAGCCATTCGGCGTTTCACTGGTGATGTACTGCCAGTTTGCTGAACGAAAAGGTAGTGGCTTACGGATAACTTGAATCAGCAACACTCGACGCGGATCAAGATTGCGGAGGCTGGTGCTTTTGCCTGTTCCGGACTGTCCCAGAACAAAGGTGGATATACTCATGACTCACCCCCTAACTATATTTCGCAATGTTGAATGCAATACGCTGATTCTTTGAATAACGTGGACCACTGTAGAGCTCCGACAGTTTCCTGGCAGCAAATACCCGGTTTTGATATGCGCGTTCACGTTTAAAGTTGTCACGGATCCACTGCTTAGCTGCATGTTCTTCTTCGGTCACCAGGTATTCACGCCCTGATTTAGCGACACGGTAAATTTCTTTCCCACGTTGCTGATATTCAGACTGTCCAAGGCGCATGCGGATGTTCAGGTCTTCGTCTTCACTGATGAACTCAGCAAATTTAGGTTGTTCTGTATTCATCAGACAGTCTCCAGAAGCTTGAACTGCAGCATGTGAGCAACGAGCAGTTGATTGATTGCCCGATGATCATTGAAGTCTGTGAAATCAGGGATTTTGTAGCCTGATTCATCAGTGACGTTGTCTATAGCGAGGTTTGTGATTTCAGCATTGGTGAACTCACTGCCTGGTACACCGAATGAATCGTCAATACGTTCAAAGTCAAAGCTGACATCAAGTGTGAAGCCATCCAGGCGAACGACAGCTGTACCTGTTGTGTCAGTTGCAAGATGCATAGCAGCAATAGTAGTAACGGCAGGTTGTACGTCTGGAACAACAGCAGCAGGGCGACTGTATTCAGGTGGATATGCAAATGCGATTGCACCTGCGGTGAATATTGCTGCTGTAGTAGCTACAGCAATAAAGTTGATTGGTTTGGAATTTACGTTCATAATTGATCTCGCAGTTTCTGTAAAAGCACACATGATTTGACGGTCGGTGTGCTTTTTTGTTGTCTGTGAGGTGTAATTTAGTGTTTACTAAATAATTAGTCAACACTTTTGCTAAATAAAATTAGCGAAAAAATTAGTGACTTTATTTTTTTATGTTTTAATAGGCAAAAGAAAACCCACCGTAGTGGTGGGTTGGATGGAGTTTTGTCATGAGTGAGAGTGTTGCGGTAATACCAAAAGGCACTAAAGTTCAAATCATGGGCTGTTCATATCTTCTGCTAGAGGATGTCAAGGTAGAGGGTATTCAGAACTACCTTGACTATGTACTAAAAGTTCAGAGTGATTTTGAAAATGGGTTATGTGTTGTTGGTAATAAACCATCTTTAATTGGAGTGCTTGTGAGCGTGTAGCCAATCTAAAACATCGCTCGGAACTTTACTAGAGGACCAGTTAGGCATATCAATTTTGCAAACAAAGATTATATCATCACTATCAATATAACCCTGTAAGTACTTCCTGATTTCGATTTCACTCATAGTCGTATCGACAAGCCATTGTGATTTTGTGGGTTTAGCCCAAAGGCCTGATATTGATTTAATTGCATTAATTACTTTTTCGTAATCTTTTTCTTTAATTAAATCGTAAGTTATAGAGTATACGGCCACTATTATCTCCACCCGATTCAAAGTACTACGTCGGGTTCGCAGTAAGGTAATTTTATGAAATTAGAAACACTTGTTTTAATGGAAAACCGTCTTCATGAAAATTCCACGCAGATTTATCTGGAGCACATTCAGACAGATGAGCCAGAATTTTTTGTGCCAGTTGGGGACTTCAAAAAACCAATTGGCTATCTAAAATTTAAGAATATTGCTAAAAAAGGCTGTTTTGAATTAAGTTCATTAGAGAACCTAGATTATCCCAACCCATATCCACAATTTTCGTTGACAGGTGTTTTATATTCTCGGCAGGCAGCTCTTGAAGCACACCGCGTAATTTCTGCTTATCAGCAGGAGATAGATCAGATTGATCCACCTTAAATTGTAGAATAGTGCGTATGGTGTCTGCTTCAAATCGTACTGTTACAACACCAAGAATTGCAGATAAACCACCATCATCTTTCAAAAAATCCAAACCTTTTTCGGTAATTTTGGGTTTCAGTATTAATAAGTTACCGCCGCCATTTCCTGACATGCTATGTCTAATAGATGTTGAATCCTCACTCAACAAACCATGTCCCTTTAAGTAGTTGAGATTAGTTGCAATTTTAAAATATTCTTCTGTGTCTGGTTTTCTTTCATAATCCATCCATACAAATGGGTAGCATTCTGCAATTTTATTTAATAATTCGAGTTGTAGGTCGCGATCTAGGACCATAAGCTTATATCCCCAAAATATAAATTTGTTTTCAGTATTTAGATCTTTCGATACAATCCAACAACCTTACCAACAAGCCGACAGTCCTCACTAAGTTTAATTATCTTATCAGGCCAATCAGGGTTGAGAGGTTCAAGGTATCGATTTGCACCCTCAATAATTAATTTTTTAAACGTTGCTTCAGATTCCCCGGCGCATGCCACAATTACAAGATCATCGGTTTGTAAGTCAAATGTTTGGATATCCGGATTGATATAGATCCTATCGCCGGGTTCAAACTTTGGCGACATGGAACTACCCGTCACGATAAGCCCATAACCATTTTTCCCGCAATCTTTGTTAGGCGGAAGATATTCTGCAACTTCAACACCTTTAAGCACAGTTTCAATTGGTGAAAATGATCCTGCTGCCACCCACGAAATGACAGGGATAGGTTGCCCATCAAGATATATCTTATTACTCAGGTTGATATTGTTATCGAGACTCATACTTTCAGTCGATGAATCATTTATATCCATCTCATCAAGCAATCCCTCAATCCACCCAATCTTTTTTTCAAGGTTTCGGGCAGCACGCTCACCAAAGCTCCCATGCCCATTAATGAGTTGAGAGATGTGGCTAGGGTTTAAATCAAAATGCTCACAAAAAGAGATGTCTGACTTAAATCCTAGTTTTTTATTTTCAGCATCAATAGCTGTTCGCAGGTTTCTGCGTCGTAATGCAATTTTATCCATATTTAGTATTTCACCTAGTTTTTAGTAAAAAGTAAATTCGTAAAAACTAATGATTTGTTGACATGTTTAATAATAAAAATTAGTATTTACTAAATATATTGATTAGAGAGATTTTTATGTCAGCTTCAAATGTTGAATTGCTTAAAAATTATCTTTTGGGTCTCACCCCAGAAGCACGTGAAAAATTCGCAAAAGAGTGCTCAACAACCGTTGGAAATCTTCAGCAAATTATTTATGTAAACAAAAAATGTGGTGCTCCTTTAGCGATCCGAATTGATAAAGCAAGCAATGGGGAAATTCCCTGCGACTCACTTTGTCCAGAAGCTGACTTTAATTACCTAAGAAGTCAACCTGCTTCTGCATAACAATTATTGCTCAGCAGATGGCTTAGCGAAACGTGAACAATTTCAAGGATTCACACATGCGAGAAAAGACAATAAGCAAAGAAGCTCAAAACGGTCTGTTTCAAATGATCCGTAATACTGACGGTGTTTCAACAACAGATATCGCTCAAGTGGTAGGTGATGTTCAGAACACAATCAGCAACTATGCAAACGTGAATATGCCGAATCATCTGCCGAGCTTAAGAAAGTTTGAGCAGATTCTTTATTACACCCGCAATCCTGCAGTACTGAAAGTTTGGGCGCATGAAATCGGTTACATGCTGATTCCATCCGAACACACATTGTGTAATGCGCGTCAAATCGGCGTGATCGAATCATTGCTGAACTTCAATGTCGGGAGTGGGCATGTCAATCAGCACGTGCTCGATGCCTGGGCTGACGGGGTGATTACGCCAGCTGAACTAGCAGACACAGCAACAACACTGGAAAAGCTTGAAGAAGATTTGCGGAAGTTACGCAAAGCACTTGAATCGCAAGCAGCAAAATATGTAGCAGACCTGGAAAAAGAAAAAGCCTGATATCGGAAATCAGGCTTTTAGTAATTCAAACACTTGCGGGGATTGAATATGGAATCAACTTTAGCACAACAAAATAGTAAAGACAATCAACAGGATTTTATTGCCGGTGATGTTGTTGTTTTCACTGATCCACATAAACCAGATGTCTTAATGACTGTACACAAAGTGCAGGGTGACGGTGTGCTGCTGGATGGCAATAGAAACTTTGCACTTAGCCATCTGATACGCACTGCATCTGCTGTGGAGTTGAATGCAAAACGTCGCTTAACCAAGGCTGAACAGGCTTTAGCGGAGGTGTCATGAACAGTCATTTTCAAAAACAGGCTGATCACCGTCAGCAGGCTCAGATCCAGTCTTTCTATGAGCCGACCTTGCGGTTGCTCAGCGAGGTTTATGAACGCAAAAAGAGCAATCTGAGAAGCAAAGGCTATGACGAAAACAATGCCGCCGTGACAAAAGTTGAACTGTCTCAAAAAATGGCATCCCGTTTCAGAATCACAATCTGGTTGGCAGAGCAGGTGATATCGAGTCTCGTTAAGGCTAATCGGGTTATAGCATTTGGTGGCTATTTGAAGCCCAAGGTTGGTGAGGTATGAGTAAGTTTGTTCCAAATTCATTCCAGGTACCCAATGCTTTTGTAGACGAAGTGCTTGGGAAAATATCTGATGCGGCATGCAAGCTGTATCTTGTGATCTGTCGCAAGACCCGTGGCTGGAACAAGGAGATGGATTCCATCTCTTTAACTCAGTTTGAAGAGATAACAGGCAAGTCCAGACCGACTGTAATCAAGTGCCTTCGTGAACTCGTAAAGGTGGGACTGGTGGTTGAGCTTCAAAGCACATTTCACGGTAACACCTATAAACTTGGTGAAGAAACGAGCATTGGACTGGTGCTGAAATTCCCTGGTAAAGAATTTTTACTAGCTAAAAAACAGGCAAATGATAGTAAAAAATCTTTACCCCTGCTGGTTAAAAATTTTAACTACACCAGTAAAAAATCTTTACCCCTGCTAGTAAAAAATTTTTACACACAAAGTATCACTATCAAAAACAACTCTACAAAGAATAAAAAAATAAATAAAAAAAGTCAGAGCGTTTCTGAAAATCCAAAAGTTGAATCTGGAAATTCTTATGATCCCGCTCAGGCAGAATTACCTGGAAACGTAAATCGTGATTTGTGGACTCAGTTTGTTGAGATGCGCATCAGCAATAAAAAACCACTTTCTGAAAACGCCGTGAAACTGATTCTGAAAAAACTGGAATCATTTGGAGTACTAGCAAATCAGTCCCTGGAAAACTCAATCATTGGGAATTATCAGGGAGTATTTCAGCCCAAGCCTGAATTTACACAGACTCCTATTCAGCCATCCGGTCATTCTGAACCAGGTTACTTTGCAAGCATGTTCAATGGCCATCAGCCGGATGATGTGATTGATGTCACTCCGGATGCTTATCAGATGGGGGTATATCAGCCATGAATCAGTTAAACCAGGGAGACATCAAGTTTCTGATTGCAACTCTGCGCACGCTGTATGCATCGCAGTTCAATAAAAACTTCCCGTTTGATGGACCTAATGCTGTGCCATTGACCATGGTTGAGCAGATTGTTGCCAACTCGCTGACAGGGGTAACAAAACAGCAGTTTGACCGTGGAATTGTTTTACTCAGCACGACAGGTAAAAAATTCATGCCGAGCTTTGCTGAGTTCAAGGAGCTGTGCGTAGGTCAGGACTGGTGGAACAGTCAGAAAGCCTGGGTCAAAGCCTGTGAATACACTCGGATCATGAAGCACAAACCAGTGCAGATTTCAGACGACGTTTTTCAATATCAGGAAATTACTACGATTGCAAAATTTGCATTGGACCAGGTCATGCTTTTGATCACTGATGGCGAAATGCACGAAGCAAAGCGTCAGTTTGTTCGTCTCTATGATGAGTATCTTGCTGAGGCGCAGCTGAAGGGACGGGTGCAGCAATGGTACCAGGAGCCACAACAACTGACCTGGAATAATGAAAAAAAAGAGCATGTACCTGTTGTTAGAGAAGAAGCACAACGTGCACTGGAAGCACTGAAGCAGAAGCTGAACGTTAATAATCGGCAGATTCATAAACCGCAGAAGCTGAAAGCCAAAGCTAAGCAGCCTGAAATTGATACGTACTGGCCGGATCCGTTTGATGACAAAGCTGCCTACCTGAATGCATGTGACCTGGATGGAGTAATTGTGCCAATCGAGATCCGCAGGCAGATGGAGAGTGGTGTATGAACTCGATGTCGAAATTAGGGTTATTTGGAAATGCAGAGGGGCGCACTGATGTATGGGCAACCCCTCAAGATTTATTCAATAAATTAAATGCTGTTTTTAAGTTTGATTTAGATGTTTGCGCGTTAGCTGAGAATGCAAAGTGTGAACGATTCTTTAGTCCAGAACAGAACGGCTTAAAGCAGGAGTGGACAGGCACATGCTGGATGAACCCACCATATGGCCGTGAAATTTCATTGTGGATTAACAAGGCTGTAAATACAGCCAATGCGGGACATACAGTTGTTGCACTTCTTCCTGCTAGAACGGACGTGGCGTGGTGGCAAGAACACTGTATTCATCGTGAAATTCACTACATTAAAGGGCGCTTAAAATTTGGTGGGTGTAAGCATAATGCGCCATTTGGTTGTGCTGTTGTGGTGTTTAGACCGAACTTGAGTGATGTTCAGTGGTTGGTGGAAGGTGGAGTATGAGCGATCTAAAAAAACCAAAATACATCGAAACTGAATCAGGTAGAGAGAAGCTGTGTATTCAGTGCGGTGACTATTGGCCCCTCGATGATGAGTTTTGGTTCAGCAGAAACGTAAAGCTTCCAGACGGGAAAATTTCAATGCGCTATGTGTCAGCATGCAAGTCCTGTTATGACATTCGGTACAGACCAGGGCGCATCAAAGGGAAAAACAACATCAGATCGAAGCATGAAAGGGTGGCAGCATGAAAATTCATAACAATCATCAACTGAAAGACCTGCGGGACAAGTTAAATGGCTCAATTCAGCACAATGAAGATGAGGAACTGCTGCAAGAGCAATGGAATCAGCTGCATTCTGATATGGAATCCCAAAGAGCTGAAGATGAAGGCAACTGGGGAGGGTTTGGAGATGAGTGAAATGGATGAATTTGAGAAAGCTTTCAAAGTATTAAGCATGGTTCCGTTAAATACACATGTAGAGCTTTGGGGTGAACCTAAAAAGGAAAGGCAGTTTTTTGAGGCGGGTCAGGAGTCAAAGCAGGTTGAAGTGGATAAATTACAAAAGAAGCTAAGAGATATTGAGAGCGCTATGAAGAAGCTCAGTGACGCTGTTGAGGCGAATGAATGCTCAGATTGTTGTGAACACTATTTTGCTCTTGAAGTGGCTCTGAGAGGTGGTAGTGAAGTCGATCTCGATAGCTGACTACAAAGAAAATTATCTGAAACCACGACGTGTGAAGCGCCGTGTATCGGTGAAAAAAGTAAAAGCAGTGAGTGAGGGTGAAGCAGTTCTATCTCAGCACCTGAAAGCCCACAAAATTGAATATGTGCAGGAGTTTCAATTTAACTCTGAACGGAAGTGGCGGGCGGACTTTCACTTGGTGGATACAAAGATACTGATAGAAGTTGAGGGAGGGGTTTGGAGCAATGGGAGGCATACACGAGGTAAAGGATATATAGCAGACATGGGGAAATATAACTCAGCTGCAGTGTTGGGTTATACGGTGCTGAGGTTTAGCACTGAGCAAGTGAAAAGCGGTAAGGCGATTGAAGAAATCAGGCGGTTGATGGAGTGATGGGTATGAATGCGGCGATTGATAGAAAACATTTTTTACAAGCAATCAATTGGGCTGAGCGGCCGATTGAATGGCATTTAGAACAGTACGGCTCATGGCTTCTTGTTGATGAAAATTATGTGTGCTTAGGGGCTTCAAGTGTACTTGGTCACTTAATTGACACTGTAAATGGGGTTTGTATTGATAAGAGAGAGCGCATTGCTCCTGTGTGCAAGATTAAAGACGCCCATGCAGATGCGGTGGCAGATATGCTGACTGCACTTTTCAAAGACGAAAACTCTAAAGTTCAGCAATGGTTTAAAGTTGTAGTAATGTTTTATGTGGAATTTAAATCTGAAGCAACGATTGCCAGGAAGCTCGGTATTTCTGAGTTTACGGTTGCACGGAATAAGATGCTGGGTTTGGTTCGACTTGCTACCAGATATCAATTCAGATGTAGAATAATAGGTGCTTGAAAGTCAGGGTGTATCCTGATATATTTCTGCTATAGTGACCGAAGTGTATGTAAAGCACTAAAGTTAATTGAAAGCTCGCCTATTGGTGAGCTTTTTTTAATGCTTAAAATGCTATAATGAAAATAAAACAAAGGCAGTTGGTGCTATGTCAGAATCTCATAATTATATTTATACTCAATTCAGTACATTTGGCTCACTACCTACACACAAGGTTTATTTAATCAACTCAGATGGGAAAGCTAAATTTATATTCGCTGACAATACATTCGTGTATGGGAATATTTCGGATTGGGCATTAAGTCATTCAGCTCTTGATTCAAGAAAATCACTATGGTCAGAAGAACCAGAATCTTTTTTGAAGAGTGAAAAAATCAGATTACGGAAATACAGAGACTTACATCCAACTTTTGTGACCGAATCCAACAGTGGTCATATTTAGATAATTTTTGATGTACAGTTTACCTTAGGTCTTAATATTTGATAATTATTTGCTATGTATGAATTTTAAGCGTATAACGATTACTCGTTGATGCGGGATGGAGCAGTCTGGTAGCTCGTCGGGCTCATAACCCGAAGGTCGTTGGTTCAAATCCAGCTCCCGCTACCAACCAAAAAATTTAAAGTTTATATACTCACTCCAAAGTGGGTATTTTTTTGTCTATTGGATTGATAATTGTGAACCTTGTATGGCGAGCCAGATTTAATACAGTACATGCCGTAAAAATTGTTTAAGCTGAAAATTAATAGAAAAAGAGGATTAGATAATGAAATACATTATATGTTCAGCACTGGTTTTGACAGGTTGCATGAGTAATCAACCACAGCCATTTAGAGAAACGCCTGAGTGTATGAATTATCGTGGGATGATGACAGCCCCTATGCCACCTGATGCAATGGAACGACTAAAACAGAAATGTGTAGAGTCTCGAAATAATCAGGCGTAATCACAAATTTTAATTATGGCGAATCTGCCAGCTTTATTTCCCTCGAATTCGAGGGAATTAAAATAGATTGGATGGTGCCCTCACTAATGAAGGTACCACATAAGGAGAATCAAATGCTCCAGTTTTTTGTTGTCTGATAACTTCGAGAAGCAATACTTTATCTTAAATAGCGTGTTAAACAGTCCACATTAATTCAGTGGTATTGCTTCATCAAAGTTATTCCCCCTCGTCACTTTAGTGACTTTCGCCGAACTTATTACGGCATATATAACCCCTCGCATTCTAGATGTTGAGGGGTTTTCTTTTCTGATTGGTGATTCGTATGAGAATGAGTCGAATGGGTTTAGGTGTGGCTTTAGCATCTATGGGATCGGCAATCTTTGCTGATGGCACAGAGAAAGCAATCAAGAGTCTTGATGCGCTGAACAATGTAATGCGTTTAATTACACCACCTCACCATAATTCAAAGCCCAATCGTGTAAGCCAAGCAAAGCGGCGTAAATATAAGCGCCAAAGTCGTGTGTGATGAAACACAAAAAACTTATTAAGCGCGAAGTTGTGAACTTTGCTGTGAAAGTGTGGAATTGTAGAGGTTAATTAGATCGATTTCGTACCATATTATTTTGATTAAAAAAGTGTTACGAAATTTAAAAAATATTATTATTATTTAATAATATAGGTATAATTTTTTGTGATGTTTTATGGAGTGAAGCAAAATGATACCTATTACAAAAATACTTTTAGCTGTATTTGTAGTACTGAGCTTAAGCGGTTGTGCTGCGGAGATAGGCTCTACTTTAGGTGTTCATCTGATAGAAAAAAATATAGTGCGTGGTAAAAGTATAGAAAAGTATCGAGATGCTTTTGGGCGTAATAGGGAGGTTGAGGTAGTATTGAATGGTGAGCCAGCTTATATGTGGAATCTATCTTATAATCAAAAAATCACGGTTGAGGCTGATACATATGCTTACTACAACCAAGATAGACCAGGTATGACTACAGGTATTATATATGAAGATAGAATCGTATCACGAGATTGTAAACTTACCATATCTTATGATCCTAAAACTCGTCTAGTTACGGATTTTAAGCTAACAAATCCTGCAAAGTGTGGTCAAATTCGTAGTGCTTTACGGAAAATATAGAGTATAAATATTTATAAGGATATCCAGTCTTTTTAACCTAGCCACCTACGGGTGGTTTTTTATGGGTGCATTAAATGAACGCAGACGACTACTTCTGGAAAACCAAAAAGCGCCCACCTAAAACAAAGCCACGTTCTAAACCATTACCTAAGGCAAAAGAAAAATACTTAGAAGCTGAAGAAACCCTATTTCAAGAGCTAGAAGAGCACTTGATTGGATATGAGCGTAAGTTTCAATTTGAATCAACAAAGAACTGGCGGTTTGATTTCTATATTGTGCGGCTGAATCTACTTATTGAAATAGCAGGCAGTCCCTGGGCTGTTGGCCGTGGTGGAAAAAAGATAGCAAACGCATTTAATAAATATGATTTGGCTGAAGATATGGGGTACAAAATCCAGCGCTTTGAGCCACATGTAATTGAGTCGGGCAGTGTGATTTGTTGGATCAAGTCGCAGTTAGAGAGATTAGACGATGGAACAGATCAGACCATTCCCATCAGCAGAACTGATTGATCAGGCTGAGGAAGTTGAAGCAATTCTGCTTGCACCCGCCGTGGAGTTGAAAGACTGGGTGATTGCTAATTGGTTGACTATTGGTGGAGAGCTTCATAACCCAGATCATGACCACATAGCTGAGCTGCTGCATGATGATGAAACCTTTTTATCATTCGCTTGGGCTTCATCCGCCGCCGTGTCTAAGAAACGCATGGTACTTGGGCAGTGTGAAAAGGTGATGTTCAACCAGGGCGGTTGGAAGAAAGCCAGGCAGGAACAACAGATGCGTGAATGGTTTGGGTATGTTCCTGTTTATCTGATCACTATTGATGCTGCATATTGCGAGCAGGCAACTGACAGAGATTTCTGCCGGTTGATTGAGCATGAGCTTTATCACATTGGCGTTGAACGTGATGCGGATGGTGAAATGCTTTATAGCGACTCAACAGGACTTCCAAAACACTACTTAGCTGGTCACGACGTGGAAGTGTTTTTCGGTGAGACAAAACGATGGGGCGCAGATGAAAATGTTAAGCGACTTATTGAAATTGCGAAGCATGCACCGTTTGTATCTGAAAAAAGTATGGCCGCGTGTTGTGGGACATGTGTGATCAATTGAGCCGGAAGGCTCTTTTTTTTGGGCTATTTACGTTGACGTACGTTGACAGGTGGATATTTATGGCAGCCCTCAGGAAAGAGGTGAAACTCTTTATTGTTCGGTCGCTTGCGCAGTTTAATACACCCGAAGAAACAGCAAAGCTCGTCAACGAAGAATATAAGAATTTAAGTGTTTCTCGACAACAGTGTGAGCGTTACGACCCAACAAAAAGGGCGGGTAAGGATTTAAGTGCTGAATTAAAGGTTGAGTTTGAAGCCACCCGTAATGATTTTTTGAATAAACCGCAAAACATTCCGATTGCCAATTTATCAGTACGCTTGCAGCGCCTGGAAAACCAATACCAAAAGCATTGGAAAAACCGCGTGGCTGCTTTGAGTATTCTTAAGCAAGCTGCAGAGGATATGGGTGGAAAATACACAAATCGCCAGGAAATTACAGGTAAGGATGGAGAGTCTTTAAAGACCACTGTTGTGCATGCGACCCAGGCGCAAGTTGATGCGGCAGTAAAGAAGGCTCAAGAGGAATACTGAATGGATCTACAGACACAGGTTGAAAAGAAGCTGTGTGAAGATGAGCATTTATATTTCACCCGACGTTTCTTTAAGCCACGGATGGGTTTTAAATTTACGGTGAACTGGCACCATGTGTATATCTCATGGATTATTGATCAGGTCATTGCAGGTGAGATTGCAAACGTTGTTATCAATGTACCCCCAGGTGCTGGAAAAACCGAACTGACGACAAACCTCATTCCGCGTGGTTTGGCTTTAAATGCCCGTTCAAGGTTTCTGTATTTGTCATTTTCTCAATCTCTGGTTGAAGGTGTTTCGGATACAGCGCGTGATATCGTTAAGTCTAAAGACTACCGTCAAATGTGGGATTTGACAGTCTCTAACAGTACCGACTCCAAGAAAGAGTGGAAAATCACTGTCGAGGATTATGATGTTGGTCATGTGTACGTTGCCTCCATGGGAGGACAGGTAACGGGAAGGCGAGCAGGGACGCTGGCGGATGATGGGTTTACAGGTTGTATCATCATTGATGACCCATTAAAGCCTGAAGATGCATTCAGTAAGATCAAGCGGGATGCGGCGAATCGTAAACTACTAAACACAGTCAACTCACGAAAAGCAAAGTCTGACACTCCAATCATTATGATCATGCAACGTCTTCACACTGAGGATCCGACTAATTTCGTCACGACAGGTAATCTACCAGGTGAATGGACTCAAATCTCTATCCCTGCTCTGATAGATGATGCATACATTGCAACCCTGCCTGAACACATACAGAAGCTGGTCCCACTTGATGTAGATCGTGATGATAAAGGTCGTCAAAGCTATTGGCCAAAGAAGGAATCTTTACAATCCCTGCTGCAGCTTGAAAAAGGTGGTAAGGATAAAGAGGGTGCAACAGTATCCCGCTATACATTTTCAAGTCAGTACATGCAGCAGCCTAAAAAGCTTGGTGGTGATCTTATTAAGTCTGAATGGTTTGGCTTTTACAAAGAGCTTCCGGAGCTTCAGTGGCGTGCCGTACTTGCTGATACAGCGCAAAAAACTAAAGAGCACAATGATTACTCCGTATTCCTGCTTGTTGGGTTAGGAGTGGATGGCAAGTTGTATCTGATAGATCTTTTACGTGGTAAGTGGGAGGCACCTGAGCTTAATCGTCAGGCAAAAGCCTTCCTGGATAAGCATAAAGAATACTCCTGGCACACCAAGCCGATCCGCTACATGAAAGTGGAGGATAAGGCATCTGGTACCCAGTTGATCCAGACTCTAGGTACATATTCAGGTGTCGCTGTGGTTCCGGTTCAGCGCAACACAGACAAGCTTTCCCGGTTTATGGATGTACAGGTTCATCTTGAGGCGAACTACAAGGATAAGCCAGAAGATCGTTTTGTGGTGGTGCCGAAGGATGCACACTGGGTCGGTGAGTTCTTTGAAGAGTGTGAAGCATTCAATGCTGCATTTACCCATGATCACGACGATCAGGTCGATACGCTTATTGATGCAATTGAAGATGCAGTAATCGCAATTAATTACAGCCCACCGGCTGCATAAGGTCGAGTTATGTCTAAGAAACGAAAAAAGCCTGAGAACTCAAAACCTGAATCGGGAGCTTTGTATTCTCATGAGGCTGAACAAGCCTTAATCAGTTATCTGACTAAAATGCCTGATGGTGATGAAGTCCTTCGCAAAGCTGGTGTCACGCGTCCTCGATTAAAAGTCATGATGTACGACGATGAGATTTATCAGGCGATTGAAAAACGTCAGGACAAACTTGAAAGTGCGCCGTGGCGTATTGAGCCGGCAGATCGACCGGAATCTAAAATTATCATGGATCACTTACGAGAGTGGTGGTCCGAGATCTTATTGGGTACACAGAATGCTCGTTGGTATGGTTACTCGGTGTTAGAGGCGATTTATAGCAAGCCTGAAGATCCATGTTTACACATTGATGGCAATACCATCACGCCATTTATTGGCTTTAAGTGGATTGGTGAAAAACCAATGCAGTGGTATGAGCCTAAGAATGATGGACGTCTTATCCTGTTGGCCAACTACAACAATTCTCGACAGGATCAGGAAGTGGATCAGAGTTTCAAGCACTTTCTGACACGCTGTAAATCGACTTATGAGAATCCGTTGGGGGAAGCTTTATTAAGTCGATTGTATTGGGTTTGGTTTTTTAAGAGTTCAGGTTTTAAGTTTTGGGCAAAATTTGTTGAAAAATTTGGTTTGCCAATGCTGGTGGGTAAGACCACTGGTAAGACTACAGATATGCGTGACGCACTGTTAAGAGCACATGCAAGCTCTGTTATTGCCCTGAGTGGTACTGATGATGTGAAAATTGAAGGTGCTTCTGGAAATGGTAGCGGTAATAGCAGTGCCACATTTGAAGCCTTTGATAAGAACCTTGAGCGCCGTATTCAAAAAGTCATTCTTGGTCAGACGCTTACCAGTGGTACGGATGGTTCGGGTTCACGCGCTCTAGGTGATGTACATCTTGAAGTTCAAAATTCGAAATATAAAGCTGATGTTCGGATGATCATGCCGACGATTCAGACCATTATTAATGCATTATGCGATGTTAATGGTTGGGAACGTCACCAAGTCATCATTGGTGAAGAGAAGTCATTGGAAGAACCTAAAGCGGATCGAGATGTGAAGTTAAAAAATGCTGGTGCAGTCTTAACACCACAATACTTCAAACGCGAGTATGGATTAGAAGATGGTGATGTTGTTGAGGAATTGCATATCGGATTTAATCAGTTCACTGCTTTACCTCGGCAGGCATTTAACTTTAAAGCCTCAGTAAATAAACTTTCAGCAGAACAGCAGGAAGTTGAAGAGCTGGCAGATACGCAAATTTCCGTTGAGTTGCTGAATCAGGGGCAGATAGATGAATTACTGCAGAAAAGTGATAACCCCATTCAGCTTGCATTTAACTTGATGCAGATGATGCCTGAGTTAAATCAGACTGCTTTTTCGGTAAATCTTGACAGAGCATTGTATGCGGGTGATGTACTGGGCTATGTCTCAGCTGAAAAAAGTAAGCAATAGTAAGTAATTTAGGATGTCCAAATATGCAACCTGTAACTTTTCTTGAAGCGTTGCAATTTGCACGTTCCCGAAAAATTGTACTGCCTGATGAGTTTTATTCATTGGATCTCAAAACAAGACAGATGGCTACAACAGTGAGTTTTCTGTCTGGGATTCAGCAGATTGAAACCGTTGTAAATGCTGTAAATAAAGCGATTGCTGATGGAACTACATTCGAAGATTTTAAGAAGCTCGTTGCAGAGAGTGAAATCATTCTGAGTGACGCGTACCTGAAGAATGTATTTCGTACAAATATTCAGACAGCTTATGGTCATGGTCGCTGGCAACAGCAACAGAGAAACAAAAAGAAGCGTCCGTATCTGATTTATTCAGCTATTGATGATACGCGTGTCAGACCGAGCCACTTGGCACTGAACCGCATCATCAGGCACATCGATGACCCATTTTGGTTGCTGTATTACCCACCATGGGGTTTTATGTGCCGTTGTACCGTAATTGCACTGACAGAAGCTCAAGCGAAGAAATACGGTATTACATCAGATGAAGATCTGCCGGAAGTTGCAGCAGAAGCGGGGTGGTCTACAAGTCCTTTGACATTCGGTGAGATGGAGTCGGTCGTCGACCAAAAGATTGCAGACTCAATTCTTGATAAAGAGTACCTACTGAATCAAAAACAGGTGATTAAGGCTGAATGGACTGCTTCAAAGAAACTAACAAGCCTGCTTGCTCCAATGGATGAAAAAACTCGGGATCTATTTGATACTGTGGCCAATACTGTTATCCCATTAGATCCAACGATTCGACCGAGTGCCATTCGGACTTTTTTGGATTATGCGCAGGGTAATGATACTGCTTTAACCGCATATCTTAACCAACCGGCAATTGGTTTGGCTGAGGACGTTCTCAAACGATGGGTGAAAGACGATATGGCAAAGATTCACGCCGTGTCTGCCAACACTTCGGATGTTATTTCTGGCGCAACAACTTTGACTTTTGCTGCTTCGCTTGAGGTTGGGAAAGTGGTGACGCTTGATGCACCAATACTTTTATCCGATCAGTCAAACATCATGATCCAAATTGAGAATGCTAAAGGTTTGGGGATTGATCTTAATGAGTTGAATGCGGGTAATGGTGTGTTGCTTGAGCTTGGGTTAAAACTTGTGGTTACTGAAATTAGTAGTGTGAATGGTCAATATGTGTACAAATTAAAACCTTTGGCTATTTGAAAGCCTGCAAACGACACATACCATCAGAATTCCTAAAATAAATTTTGGAATTCAAATGGATAAATTACTTGAAGTGGCGCTCAAAAGCCTAACGGTAAGAGTTAACCTTGCAACAGGTTTAAAGTATCCCACTGACATGTCTGCTGCAAAGGAGATGTTCAAGCTGCTTCATAAAGAAGGAGTTGATCTTGATAGTGTTGAGATTGGTAGATGGGCTGTAAATAACGGTTGGAAAACTGATCATGCAGTTGAGCTGGGTGAGCTTGGATTGAAGATTGGTTCTGGTGGTACAGTGCAGATTAAGCATAAAGGGCGTTGGCCAGATGATATTTTAAACAAGTGGAAAGAAAGAGCTGAAGAAGCTGAGTGAGTTGATAATTAACGAACCGTCCGGAAGGGCGGTTTTTTTATGGAGCATGAAAAATGTCAGATCCAAGTGAAGAACAAGGTAAGTACCTTTTTTCACTTTCTGCTGTGGACATAGTTCCTCAGGCCGAGGGAGAAAAGAAGCGAACCTTTAAAGGGACTGCATACGGTGGTGGTCGTGTTGATGGCCACTGGTTCTGGGGTAGAAATGGTGTTGTTTTCGATCTTGAAGGAATTGAAATTCCAACCCCAACCCCTTTACTGGAAGAGCACTTCAGTACCAGCCGAGTGGGTGTTGTCAAAGAGGTTGGCATCAACCAAAACATCACAGTCAGTGGCAACTTCCTGCGGAATTCAAAAGCAAAGGAGGTTGTGGATGATGCAGATGATGGTTATCCGTTTCAGATGTCCATGTTCATTGATCCCGGCTCTGTTGAAGAAGTCGGGCAAGGGGTAAATGTTGTCGTAAATGGGCAGACATTCACCGGACCGGTCGCAGTATTTCGAAATAACCGTATCCGTGAATTTACGATCTGCTCAACAGGTGCGGATCGAACAACTTCGGTAAATGCATTTTCTGCAGGTGCCGGCAAGGTTAATCAACAAGAGGACACAGATGTGACCGAATTAGAAAAAGCCCAGGCTGCGCAAAAGCAGGCTGAAACAGAGCGTGATGCAGCATTGGCTGATCTTAAGCAATTTAAAGCTGCAAAGCGTGAAGATGACATTAAGTCGCTCGAAACAACTTTGAATAAGCAGTTCAGTGCAGATGAAAAGAAATCCTACACAGATATGGATGACAACTCTTTTGCATTTATGACTCAGCAATTAAAGCAGTTCTCGGTGGGTAATCAACCTCCGGCTCCTGCAGTCCCACCTGCACCGGGTGTTAATCCTGCATTTGCCCATCTGTTTACTCACCAGGCGAATGGTGGGCAGCAGGGTCAGGGTAATCAGCAAGGTTCGGCTTTAGACCGGGCATTCAGTCAATTTGCTGCAGCTCAACAAGGAGCAAAACAATAATGGGCACAATCACTCAGACAATTACCACTACTCAACTTGTAGTTGGTGATGGTGTACGAACAGAGAACGCCAAAGTTAAAACTGCCACAGCATATAAGCGTGGTGATTTATTAAAAGTCGGAAAAGATAACCTGGCAGACCACCCGACCGTTACCGAGGGTGAGGTGGGTGATTGGAATGTGATTGCTTTGTCAGATTTTACTGCTGAGCAGTCTACATACCATTCGAACAACAATCTGGAAATGCCGGTTTATGTGCAGGGGGCATTCGATATTGCAGTGGTTACAGTGAATGGAACTCCATTAACTACCGCTCAATATGATGCGGTTCGCGCACAGGCATTAACTAACAAAATTGAACTGCGTAAAGTAGTGGGGAGCTAAATATGGGTCAGACATTTGAATTTCAGGGTGCGCCTGTTGAATTACTTGATGTGCCGCAACTTGTTTTGCTCACTGATACAACGAAAAAAGTAGATACATGGTTGATTGATCGCTTCTTCCCACAGCGTGTGTCATATAACAAAACTGTAGTGCCAGTGGGTGAGTTAAACACAGCAACTCCGTTGGCGCCATTTGTGACACCTACTGCTGGTGCTCGACCAATTAAAGTTGGTGAGTCTGGTAAAGTGAAGTTTGTAAACCCAGCATATTTGAAACCAATGATGACTGTGACACCTGCGGATTTGCAAAACTCTGCACTGGTTTCTCAATTGCGTAAATTTGGCGTGATTGCAACAGGATCGAACCGTTTAAGTGATGCTGATTTACTTCTCATTGATCAGGCGCAAAAAGCATTGTACTTGCGCCAGTCTATCGAAAACCGAAAGCTGCTCATTGCACGTGATGTACTGCTTTACGGAAAAACCACTTTCGCATCTGCGGATTTCCCAGTGTATGAGGTGGATTATGACCGCAATCCTGCGTGCAACTTCTCACCACTGGTCAAATGGGGGCAAGCTGGTGCTAAGCCAATGGACGACATGCAAGCCATGATTGACTTGTCTATTGAGCATGGTGGTGCATCTCCAAACATGATTTTAACCAGTTCAAAAGTCTTTAACGTGTTAAATCAGGATGCAGCATTCAAAGCTAAGTTTATTGCGCCGTATGCAGGCATTAGTGTGCCACTCACACCATCATTCGACCATAAAGATAAGCCGCAGTTCCGTGGTGCTATCGATAACATTGAAATCTGGACTTATGACGTTGCGCATAATATGGATGGTGCAGCGGGTCGTTTCATTCCTGAGGATTTCTTTGGCATGATTAACGATGCAAATGGTTGGATCGCGCACTGTGCAATTCAAAATTTAGAAGCATTTGGACAGGCTCTTGAGTTTTTCTTAACCCAAGATCAGAAAAAGAACCCATCAAGTATCCATCTACTTGCTGAATCTTCTCCACTCGCCATTCCCAATAACAAAAACGGCTTGGTCGGCGGACGTGGTTTCGTATAAGGAGGCATAAATGCCAAAGTACATTGCAAGACAATCGATTGGTCATTTTCGACCAGGGCAGGAAATTAAAGGGCTTGAAGAAATCCAACTTCAAGCCCTTTTAGCATCTGGGGCTATTGAGGAATATCAAGAGCCTCAGGAGCAAAAGGCAGATGGAGCAGCTGCGCGACTGGCAGAACTTGAAAAAGCAAATGCCGATTTGGTTTCAGCAAATAAGTCGATGACGGATGAAAAGGTTGTGACTGATCAGGAAAATGCTGAACTCAAAGCGAAGGTGGCAGAACTTGAAAAAGCCTTGGCCACATCGGAAGCCGCGTTGAAAAAAGCCACAGCTGAAGCGAAAAAAGCTGCTGCTGAATCTAAGTAGGTGATGCCATGTATGCGACTGAAGCTGATCTGTTGGCTCGGTTTGGAGCTGAAATTGAGCAATTGAAGGAAATGTTGCCATCAGGCAGTTCTGTCAATGATGCAATTCAGGATGCCACAGAGGAGATTAACGGCCACATTGGTGGTCGTTATTCTTTGCCACTCAACAGCACTCCAAGCAATTTAAAGCGTATGGCGTGCGATATTGCACGCTATCGTTTGTACTTTCAGCAACCAACAGAAGAAGTTCGTCAGCGCTATGAGGATGCAATTGCATTCTTAAAGCGTGTTGCAGATAACAAAGCTCATCTCCAGATTCAGTCCGAACAGACAAATGAAATCATTGAAGATGAACCCGCAAATAAACCAAGTACCATGCCAATTGGATCTACGTATCGTGGCGGGGTATTTGGTGATGCGGTGCTTGATATGATGCCTGGCATCAAGTGAGGCGTAGATGAGTGGAGTCGCAATTTCAATTGAAGTTGATGGTGATTCTCCTGTTCTGGCAATACTAAAAAACCTGTCAGATTTTGACCAAAGAAAGAATGAACTTTTTGATGATATCGGGAGTATTGTCACTGAGGGTATTCGCTCACGTTGGATTGGCGGGGAGGGTCTGGAGGGTAAATGGCCACTCTCAATCAGAGTTATGAGAAAGGGCGGTACTACATTGCGGGATACATCCAGGTTGATGAATTCAGTAACTCACAACGTACTTCCGAATGGAGTCGAAATTGGCACCAATGTTGTTTATGGTCCAATTCATCATTTTGGTGGTGTGATTAAGCATGAGGCAGGAGTAAGAAAAACTTATTTCCGTCAAAACCTACGCACCGGTGAAATAGGGAATCGCTTCGTTAAACGCAGTCGCTCCAATTTTATGCAGGAATCAATGGGCAAAGCCTATTCTGTCAATGTGCCGCGTCGTCCATGGCTTGGTATCACTGAAGATGAGGAGCAAAGTATCTTGAACTCTATTGAGGGAGTGATATTTGATGAGTAATTTTTTTGCTGTAAGGGCTGAAATCGCAAAAAAACTTGAAGAAATCCTGGAATTCAAAAAGGTTTACACACCAATCAACATTGGGAGTACTTCTGAATTATCTCAGTTTACCCCGTGTGCGCATGTGAACTATCTGCGTATACGCAAAGCGGATGATGCAGGTCGTGGAGGAGTGAATGCATTGAAACAGGAGTGGGATATCACAATTGTTGAGCGGCATGCTGCAGCACAATTATCAGATGGATCCAAGGCAATCGATAAAGCCGGGGAACTGGCTTCAAGCGTAATAAAGCTCCTGAGCGGATGGAAGCCTGAGTCAAGTACACGTCCGTTATCCCTGGTGCGAATTGGTGAGGAATTTTCCCCAACGTGTGTTTACATCACAATGGTTTTTGAATCTTCATTTTTCATATAGGAGCCATTCATGGCAAAACAATATACCGCCCTGCAACCCGTAGGGCGTTTTGGTAAGGGTGATATCGTTGGCGGTTTAAGCGATATTCAAATTCAGGATCTATTGCAGCGTGGTGTTATCAAGGTGATTGAAGATGTGCCTGATACACCAGCCAAGGCTAAGCAAGCAGTACCCGCAAAAACAGAAAAAGAGGTGAAAACCGATGTCGAATAAACCCGAATTAATCTCGTTGCAGGGTGAGTTATTTTTGGCAAAAATGATAAATGGCGAGCCATCGGCTTTACGCTCTGTCGGTAACACTCCTGAACTTCAGCTGAAAATAACATCTGATTCAACGGACCACTTTGAATCCAAAACAGGTTTGCGTGCTAAAGATGCTGTACTGCGTAAGCAAACAGGTGTAGCTGTAAGTGGGACTTTGGAAGAAGTGACTAAAGAAAACCTGGCAATGGTGCTTAGTGGTAAAACACTGGCGGTACCAGAAGCTACAATCACTGAAACAGCGTTGGGTGCAGTCAAAGCCGGGGAGATGATCGACCTCGGAATTCGTAATTTATCTGATGTGGTGTTTAAAGGTCCTGCTGATGCTGAAATTACAGCAGATAAATATAATCTGGATGCAGTATTCGGCACTGTTATTTTTAATGAAGCCAGTACTGATGTGAAGTGGTCTGGGCAGTCAGGCGCTGTCAATCGAACCAGTATTGCTACAGAGATCGGACAGGTATACCGATTCTTTTTCAAAGGTGTTGACACATTCAGTGGTGACAAGGTTGCTGTAACACTGTGGCGATTGGAACTTTCACCAGAAACTGAATTCGACTTAATCCATGAAGATTTTGCAAGTTATGACTTTGAAGGTGAATGCCTTGCAGATATTTCAAAAGCAAATGATGCCGAGTTGAGTATCTTTGGCCATATTGAACGTTTCTCTGTGGCAGCCTAAACATAGCAGGTACAAAGAATACAGGCGCATAAGCGTCTTTTTTTGTGCCTGTCTTTTTTTGAGATTCCATCATGAATGATTTTTTTATTGCAGCGAACCGTAGTGCCTTTGTTGGAGATATTGAAGTTCGACAAATTCAAATGAAAGAGTTTGATCTGTGGGATGCCCATGCAAAGCTGATCAAAGCATCTTTAGAAAGTGAAAATTATTCAGATGAAATTTTGACAACGCTTTTAGAAACCAATGGGCTTGCTGTCATTATGTCTTTGTCCATGGTATGTGGTGTTGTGGCAGAGGATCTATTCAGCAGTGATGATCTGCTCGGGTTGATCAGAGCAATGCTGACAATCAATACAGCATACTTCAAGAAAGAAAAGCGGGTACGGAAATCACAGTTTATACCTGCTGATGATTACACATGGTTCGATTCGTTTCAGTTGCTAGTGAGTGCAGGTCATTCTCCTGAAAGCATCATGAATATGACTTACGGGGCATTTGCTGCATATCTGAAAGCTGCTCAAAAAGAGTACAGCTCAAAACTCAGAGCAATGTCCAATGTGATTCGCTGTGCTCAGCATGCAGACAGGAAGGGGTTTGAGAAGTTTGTTGGGCAATTGCAAGGTTAGGTAAATGAGGGTTTGCACTTTGATACATCGGGTAAAACAATATACTTAATGGTTATATTTTCTTGATCATATATTCTTATTGGAATATTATTTCAGTATCACCGATCATTGTGTCGAATTCACCGATCTAAGGGGTTATATTATGAAGAAAATATTATTCAAAAAAAATCATATTTCAGTAGGTTGCAAGTGTCGTGAAGGTTGGGATGGCTAATCCATTTTTTAAAGATAAAGAAGTACAAAGCAGGCTAACGTTTATATTTGCGTTGTCTGCTTTTTTAATAGTTTTAATAATCACACTGCCTGACGTGATTAGCTTTTATGAATTTAAAGAGTGGGGAATTTCAGATTGGTTGCTGTTCTTCCAGTTACTTGTAATTGCAATTTCTGCTTACATTGCCTTCAACACTATTCAATCTACAAGAGATAGGTCTAGAGAAAGAGCTACGCTCGATACGATTTTGAAAGATAATAGTGATATAGAATTAGCTAGATCCAAGACAATTACATTAAATTTTGATAAAGAGCCATACAAGTTTTTAGGGGTATCCAAAGAGGATTTTTATATTAAGTATAAACGCGAACCTTGTACATCTCTTTCGGAACTATGTGAATTCGAGTCAAGTAAGCTCACAGATGAAGAGTCAAATGTTAGGCGCCATCTAATGCATGTGCTAAATAGGCATGAATTTTATGCAATTGGTGTTAACACTTGCCTGATGGATGAAGTGCTTTTTAAGCGATTGCACTGCACAAGCATGATTAAACTGTGGGAGGTTGTAAATCCTGCCGTCACTCACTTAAGAAGCAAATCTCAAAAAGCTACTTATTATAAAGATCTTGAGCTACTCGCATTAAGGTGGAAAGAAAGCCCGCTTACTGAAAGTGATCTCAAAAAGTAACCACTCTTCGGAGTGGTTTTTTATGAAATTTTTGATGCCTGTAATTATTGATTGAAAAATATACATTTTAAGTTATAAATATTATTCAACTTTATAATTACAAGGGGATTTTAATGAAAAAGGTTTTGTTTCTAAGTTTATTGGCTCTATCCGCTTCAACTATCGTTGAGGCCGGAAAAGGACGTCAACCATGTTCGGGTAAAAAGGGCGGTATAAGCCATTGTCAGGGGACAAAGTTTGTTTGTAATGATGGATCGGTCAGTCAATCTAAAAAGGTTTGTGGAAAGGCATAGATATGAGTTTTAGATTCAGGAAAAGTTTTAAAATTGCACCCGGGATCAGATTGAATGTTGGTAAAAAAGGTGTAAGCAGTGTATCGCTAGGTGGGCGCGGTGCAAAAGTGAACATCAGCAAAAAAGGTACAAGGAGCACAGTGAGTGCTCCCGGTACCGGTTTGTCATTTTCCTCGTATAAGCCACATGCCAAACAAAATGACAGATCCAGTTCAGGACAAGGCAACTCAAGTCCAATTTTAAATATTATTGTTGGTTTGGTTGTAGTTTTTTTCCTGATTTGGCTTATCGCTTAAGTAGGTAAGGAAATTCATTCGCAGCGGTTTGTAATAGAGCTACACTCATAAGAGAAGAAAATTAATTTAGAGTTACGCTTATAAGAGAGGAGCTATCCTCACATGACAACTCAATGTGTGCCTTAAAGCCTTTCCATACAAATAGGAATAACTGAACCGTCGTAATTGACGGTTTTTTTATGCCTGAATTTTAGGAAGCATTTCCACATTTAATTTTGAACTCAGACCGATACAGTGGTTCAGAAAAGCAAAAACCCCAGTGCGCCAACACTGAGGTTTTAATTAACAGTCAAGGAGGGTTAACTATTAATGAATCAATCTGAGGAAAATCTTAACACCAAACCCGGTATTAGTATAGAGGGTAAAATGAGCGAACAGGATGCAGGAAGGGTTGCCATCATTATGGCAATTGGAAAATCGACATCATTAATACTTGCAAGTCTTGGCACTGTAATTACTGCCATAGCTCTGCTTGTATGGAGAATAAGTGGATGATAATCAAAAACCAATTAATCCATTAAACCGACCCGAATAAGGTCGGTTTTTTTATGCCTGCGCATCTATGAGCGCATTTAAATTATTATTTTGAGGTCTCTGATGTCAGGTAAAAACTTAACATTTAAATTAGTACTTGATGGTGATAGTAAGGGGTTAATCTCCGCTGCTAAACAATCCGAAGAGACTACTAAGCATCTATTTAAGGCAATAGAAAGTGAAGCAGAAAAGCTGAAAATTGCTTCAGGTGAAACATCAGCTCAAATTGGTAATTTAATCCCATCTGAAATCAAACTAAAAGTCAGTCAGTTGGTACAGGAGCTATCCAATGCGTCAAGTGCGCTTGAAGGTATTGGTGATGATGCACAGCTGAGTGGAAATAATTTAAAACAGTTTGGTGTATATGGTGAGCAGGCATTAAAGGGGTTGCAGGATGACCTTAAACAAGCCCGCTTGCACTTGAATTATCTTTCTGCCACCAATGCCACTCCGGCTGATATTCAGAATGCACAACAAGAAGTCAGGGAGCTTGAGGTAGGTGTAAAGCAGGTCAGGATTGCATTTGATGCTTATAGTAATGCTGCCGAATCAGCTTCCAGCTCTGTAGATGAGCTTGGTGATGAATCAGGTGAAACATCAGCTCAAATTGGTAAACTGGATACTGAGATAGCAGAAACCAATAAAGAGTTAAGCCAGACAAGATCAATTGCTGAGCAGGCAAGTCAGGAAGTTCGGGGTCTTAAAACTGGATTCTCAGCTTTAACAGGTGCTTTGGCTGCACTTGGTATTGGTACATCCGCCATGGAGATTGCTCAGACAGCTGATGAATACAAGAACTTATCAGCACGAGTCAATATTGCAATTGGAGATCATGGCAACCTTGAGCAGGCCATGAATGATGTGACCAGAGTGGCAATTGAGAGCAGGTCAAATCTCGTGGCCACGGGTGAGCTTTACTCTAGACTGACTAAAATTGGTCAGGAGATGAAGTGGACTCAGGGACAGGCGCTCGCCCTGACCGAAACCATTAACAAAGCAATTCAGGTGGGTGGTGGATCAGCAGCGTCAAATGAAGCTGCGATTACTCAGCTAAATCAGGCACTCGGTTCTGGTGTTTTGCGTGGTGATGAGTTCAACTCCATGATGGAGCAATCCCCAAGATTGGCGCAAGCTATGGCGGATGGGTTGGGAGTAACCACCGGTGAACTTAGAGAACTAGCGGGACAGGGCAAGCTGACAACTGATGTAGTTACTCAGGCGCTACTAAGTCAGTCTGAAAGAATCACAGAGGAGTTTAACAAATTCCCAACCACCATTGGCGCCTCAATTGAAAATCTTAAGACAGCATGGACTGTTTATATAGGTGAGGCGGATGCTGCTACAGGTGCAAGTGCTAAGGTTGCAGAAGCAATCAAATTTGTAGCTGAAAACCTGGACACAATTGTTTCTACATTAATGTTGGCGGGGCAGGCATTTATTGCTTATAAGGCTTTCAATATTGCGAAGGTCTTCCTGGATAAGGCTGCCGGCGTAAGAGCTGCATCAGTTGCAATTGCACAGGAAACTACGGCAGTTGTTGCCAATACACAAGCTCAGTTGGCGAATGCGGCAGCTACGCGTGGCGCAGCGACCGCTAAAACCCAGCTTGCCGCAAGTTCAGCTTCTTCAGTCACATCAATGGCCGCTACGGGGGGATCGGTAACTACCCTGATAAGTAGACTGGGGGCACTTGGTGTGGCGGTTACCGCTGTAGGTGTTTTGGTGGGTACGGTTGCAGTTCCATTTGGGACGTGGCTTGGAGAAGCCATAGCTAAAGCGGGAGGTTATGGCAAGGCGCTTGAAAAGCTCGAACAGCAGCAGTTACTGGAAGCCGCGCGAGCAAAAGTTTCAGCTGAAATTAAAGCAGAGCAGGCTGCTGCAGCAGAAAAGGCACGTGACAAGACTTACCAGCTGACAGAAGCATCGAAGCAGCTTGTCACCGAGTTTGACGAGATTATTAAAAAGGGTGAGCCAACAAAAGACGCCCTGGATAAAATCTCACAGGCTATGAAGTTTGATTCCACGAAAGGGATAAATGATGCTGTTACAGCATTAATTATGCTTAAGGATCAAGGGAAAATAACTGGTGATGAACTTCAGTTGGCGCTAGGTAAGGCGCTAAATGGAAAAGATCTACTTGTATTTGAAACCAATGCTCGTGCAGCATTTGCCGGCACTTCAAAAGAGGCAGAAAAAACAGCAGCGCTAACCGAAGCTGTGTTGAAAGCCGCATTGGAGCGTACCGGTCTAAGTACAGAGCAGTTGCAGGGTAAATTCTCACTTGCTTTTCAATCTGCATCCAATGATGTACAGGTCATTCTTGGTAACCTTGACCTATACAAGCAAAAAGGCATTGATACCGGATTGGCATTGGCATCCAATCTTAACAAAGCTATAGATACAGCTCAGACACGCGCAGAACTGGATTATGCGAAAGCAAAACTACTTGAGCTTGAGAAACAAGGTTTAGTCACTGGCGAACAGGTGGCTTTAGGACTCGGATTAATTGAGAAAAAAGCACAGCAGTTACCTAATGCGCTAAACCCTGCAATTGCGGCGTTTAATGCACTTGGAATAAAAACCAAAGAGCAACTTAATGAAGCAGCAGAAAGCGCCAAAAGAAATTTTGAAGTTGTAAGCAAGAGCGGACAAGCTACTGCCGATGGTATTAAGCAGGCTTACACCACCATGCTCAATGCTGCGATTGCATCAGGGGATAAGGCACAAATTGCAGCTGCGCAAGCCAAGGCTGCAAGTCATGGTCTAGCGGTCGAAATCGACTCCACCGGCAAAGCCTCAGTCAAATCAATGGATGAGCTGTCTGAAGCAAATACCCGCGTCAGACACTCAGCGGAGCGCATCGGTGATGGTTATAAGCATGCAGGACGTGTTGCACGTGAAGAAGCTGTAAGCGCATCTGATGCATGGAAAGCAGCTATTGCGAAAGCACGTGATGAGTGGAATAAGGAGATGAAGCGGCAAGGCGAATCACTCAGCAACGGCATCTATAACTATGACTCATACAACAAAGGAGAGGTCGTTTCTCAGATTAAAAGTATGGGTTATAGCGATGACGAAGCTGAGCGGCTGGCAGGCTCGATCTGGTCTCAGGCAATGAGTGCTGACCGTGATGCTAAATCTCAAAGTTTGGGTAAAGCAGGTAACCCGGCGCTGATGAAAATGATTGAGCAGGAGTTCAATAATGCATCTGCAAAAGGACAGACCACACAGCACGGTACAAACAAAGTGAATGAGTTGCTGCGTAATTTGACCGGAGGTAGCGCACTTGCATCGAACGGTTCTAAAGCACCAAAACCTGATTACTCTGAGCCTGCTATTGCGTCACCGAACTACAAGGTGCCGGAGGCTGATACCTCCAGATCAGTGGCATATCAGATCAGCATCGGTGGGGAAAATGTCACACTTTACGGAGATCCTGGTGCTGAGGATTCACTTGAAAAAATGCTGGCTCAGCTCGGTACGATTAAAAAGAGGACTTAATGAAAATTACCCGTATAAAAACATCTGAAACCGTCTCAATCGAAGACGGTTTTTTATGGACTGATGAATTCTCGTGGAAGCCGATTGAGCAGAAACAGGAGCGTGCTATTGACGGAACCCTGATTGTTCAGGAGGGGAAAAAGAAGTCCGGCAGACCAATAACATTGGAACCGGCTGACAGGTCGATGGGCTGGATCAAACTTCTGAATCTAAGAATCCTGTATGAATGGTCTACGACACAGGAAAAGTTTCTGATTCAGTTCGAGTGGCCACACGATAAACGCACTTTTACTGTGATTTTTAATCATGAAGCGGGTGCGCTTGAAGCAAAGCCGGTGAAAGACATTCCTGCTGTGTCTGAGCAGGATTATTTCAACATCACAATGCGGCTCCTGGAGTTAGAAAATGGCAATTGAAACAAAGGATCTTGTGATCTATAAGTCGGAACGACTGACAGACAACCCAGATGGTGGTGGCAAATATTCAGGTCAGGTCATTGTAGATGGTCAGAGCAACAACCTGTTCGATGACATTTCTGAAATGGACCGAACTATGGGTGATGTGTCGATGCGAAAGATATTCCCAGCAGTGACAACAGCTGACACCGACAAGCTGATGGGTGCGACAGTCTTCATCTCTGAAAACCCAAAAGACCCAAATGTTTCAGCACTGTTATTCAGTACAAAGTCATGGACTGATCAGCGAAAATCTGCGCAGAACCGAGTTGAAAACTATTTGGCTAAAGGCGCACAGGTCGCAGGAACACCACTCGACACCCACTGGCAGGGTATGAAGACACTGCAGGTGGCCATGTTTCCATCTGAAGCCGAGAGCGCCGTGGGTGAGACGATTGTTCTTGTTTCAAATGAGGGTAAGCCACTTCAGCATGAACAGTATTTGCGTATCACTAAGGTGGACACACGAATTGCATCAATGATGATTGATGGCAAGCAGATTGAGTACAAAGTTGTCACATACACGATCAATGATCCTTTGGATCAGGATTACCAGGGATTGTCCGCAAAAGACTGGTACAACAATGGAAAGTCTTTAACGATTGTACGTGAGTCCATTGTTGCTGATACGGGGGAATATTACTCATCTGTCGCACTGGCATCTGATATCAGTGTTGGTGACTTCACTGTAAATGCTGAGAGCATGTTCACTCAGTTGATTCCGTCCGCTCAAACCGAAACACCGATTATTGATGTGAATGCCGCTGGTGAGGGTATTGCGCTGGTACCAGGCAATGATGGCACGATTACTGTAAGTCTCACCGTGACGGTTGGAACAAGCCAGAATATGTACATTGGGTCTGGTGTGATGCCTGGCAGTGTGTCATTTTCTCTGTTTGGCAGTTTGATTACAGATCAGGGTGGATTACTGAAGAACTCTTCAGGTCTGCAGGTTGGGACAATTGACTACCAGCGAGGACTTATTCAGTGGACGGCATCTGCAGGTTCAGGCTGGGCTACAGTCAATCTGACGTTTAAGCCGGCATCTGCACCCAACCAGTATTTTCAGTCTTATTCGCTTCCTGTGACTCAACAAACCCAGTCTTTAAATTGGACAGGTGTGCTTGTTCCGGCACCTGCTCCAGGCAGTCTGAGTATTTCATATATGTCCCAGGGTAAATTTTATGAGCTCAAAGATGATGGCTCAGGGCAGCTTAAAGGTGTGAGTACGTCATTCGGCTCGGGTCGAATTGATTACAGCACCGGTTCATGGCTTTTGACCACAGGTGCCTTGCCTGATGTGGATACGCCGATCTTGTTGTTATGGGGTACGCCGATTGCAACATTTGTCAGATCCAGTTTGCCGGTTCTACCTGCAAAGATTGAGTTCGATCTTGGAAAGACTGGTGTGGCGGTGGGTGTTAAAGCCACATGGATGCTTGAGGGTGTGTCTAAAACAGCGACATCTGATAGCAAAGGGCAATTCAGCGGTGATGCTAAAGGGTTCATTAACTATGCAACCGGAAAAGGTTGCTTAATACCAAACTTATTACCACAAAAAGGCACATCGTTTGAGTTTGAATTCGATTACGGTGCAGGACTGGTTCAGGAAGTTCAACAGGTCATCCCAAACCAGGCTCATGAAATCAGATTTACGATCGGAACTGGTGCAGCAATCAAACCAAACTCTGTAACGATTGAGATTCCACTAACCTCCATGCTTGATGACAGTTTGATTCTTTTAGTGAGTGACGATGGCAGTGGAAAGCTGCTTGATGCTTTTGGTGATGAACAGGGCAGCATCAACTACAGCACCGGTGAAGTGGTTGCATCGCCAAAAATCAACAGTAATTACTTCTACACCAAGCCGGTTACAGGTTTTGAACTTTCTGCCTCAGCAGGCGGTACAAGTGGTGGTGGAAATATTCTGAATCCAAAATACACAACAACATACAAGCCGGTCAGCAATCCATGGGCAGGATATGTATCAGGATAAGCACTTATGACAATTTATCAGGCTCAACCAAGCAATATTGATGTTGCTCAAACTGAATATCGAACTTTTACACCAACCAATGGTATTAAAGCTCATTATCGGGACTCAGCCGATGTGAACAGTGGCACACACACTAAGCAGGCTGATTCGCTTAAGTTTGATCTTACATACGGTTTCAATGAGCAGATTCTCTCGAAATCTGTACGTTTTAAGCTCGGAAATGAAACTTTTGTAGATAACACCGGGACTGTTTTAAGAAATGTAGATCCAGGCAATGGTAGTGGAATTAGCTCGGGGCAGATCCATTATGGTAGTGGTGAAATTGAGCTGGCATCATGGACACCGGGGGTAGCCAATACGTTAAAACTGGAATCGCTGATTACTACAACTGATCTGCCGCCAATTAACCATGTCAGCTTCAGAACCCCTGTGGTACCGATACGACCAGGGTCACTGACCGTTGTTATTGCTTCGGTTGCTCATGGTCAGCTGACACTCCGGTTTAATGAAGATGGCGTGATTGAAACGGTGCAGGCGCACGGTCGAATCAATTACATCACAGGTTTTGTAGACATTTACTTCTACACAAAAACTGAAATGACGGAAGTTAATCGATCGGAAATTATTTCTCAGCAATGGTATGACCCATTACTTGAATATAGTGATGGGGAAAAAAGTTACGTCAATGTGCCGGTGTGGGTGCTTCCGGACTCTGTACGTTATAACGCCGTGGCATACACTTATATCCCACTCGATTCAGAGATCCTTGGGTTGTCTGCTACCCGTTTACCACTTGATGGGCGTGTGCCGATTTTCCGTGTCGGTGGGATTGGTATCGTGAGCTCAAGTAAATCAATGGACTTGCTGGATCATGTGGCGGGCAAAACTTACAGTCTGCCAGATCAGCGGATTTCCTGGTGTGAGCTTGAAGATTCAGCCGGGGTTAAAGTCCCATTTGACATGTATGTGGTGGATTATGATTACGGTAAATTCACACTGAACGGTGATTTTGCTGTAAATGCCTTGGTCCCACCATTCAAGGCAAAGTATCGCTATCAGGACATGGGTTTAATTCGTGATGTTCAGATCAATGGTCAAATCACATTTACAAAGCCAGTGACTCACAACTACGAAGCTGAAAATACAATTGTTGGAACAGCCTTGGTGATTGGTGAAATGCAGTCACGCTATACGGGTAAATTTGTACAGCAGACGTGGAATAGCATCTGGGCAGACGAACCCACGGGCGCTGCAATTTCTGCAAACTACAATGATGCCCTATACCCGATTGCCATCACAAATCAGGGTGCAATTCAGGAACGCTGGGCTATTGTATTTACTACTGATACAACCTCATTTAAGTGTATCGGCGAATACACCGGTGAACTAACAATTCGCGGAACTACAATGTCAGATTACTCACCACCAAATCCGGTTACAGGTGCTCCGTATTTCACGATCAAAAAAGAGGGATGGGGCGCAGGATGGGTGAGTGGAAATGTACTTCGCTTCAATACTGTTGCTGCTAATTTCCCTGTCTGGTGCATCCGGACGGTTAAACAATCTGAACCATCAGTTATATCTGACAAGTTTCAGATCATGCTGCGCGGTGACATTGACCGGGTAATCTAAAAGTTGAATCAGATATGGCCGCTTTATGCGGTCTTTTTTATGAGTATGAAAACATGGCGACAAGCAAAAGTGTTCAATTTACATTTGACGGAAATACTAATGCACCTCAACTTATCAGCAGCCAGGGGGCATTGGTCGCCCTACTTGATGCAGTTCTGGTAAATGGATATGGCAGTCAGGCTGTTGCAACCCTGGTAGCAAATAATGAAGGCGTTATTACCGCCTCATTTAATCTGACGCATAATTTTAAACCCGGTCAAATTCTGATGATCCAGGGAGGATCGGATAGTGCATTCAATGGCCGGTTTCGTGTAGACACAACACAGTCTAATAGCCTGACTTTTGTTGAGAAACTACCTGGAGCAAAAACAGCTTCAGGCACAATCACTGCAAAAGTTGCACCCCTAGGTTATGAAATTGCATTTACAGATGGTGCATTTAAGCGTGCTTATAAATCATTAAATCCTGAAAATGCAATGTACTACATCTTTGATGATAATCTCTGGACCGGTTGGTCTGCGAGCTACGCAAAAATCTGTAATGTCGGTATTGCATTTGAGATGACAGACATCAATACGATTGTTGGTTTGCAATGTCCATATGATGCAGCTAATCCGAATCAGAACTGGCAGTTGTCTGGATCCGGAAGTGCTGCTGTACCAGGCTGGGCTAAAGTGGTTTATGGGTGTTGGGCGCAAGGAGTGAGCACACACCTGAGTTCTGGAAGTGCGGGAAATCACACCTGGTCGATCATCGGTAATGATGAAGGTTTTTATTTATGTGCAGCCAGTGCACCGGCTGGAGCAAACCCTAATAAAAGTGCAGTCTGCCAATATTTTGGTAAATATCAAAGTTTTACTGAAAACTCTTTTAATTACCTGCTTTGTGGAAATCTTAAGCGCAGTGCTGCAGGCAACTATCAGGATATCAACAGTACGTTTCTATATCCAGGCGGGTTGCTGAATGATTTCCGTTCTGATTGTAAGTTGCTTGCCGACAGCACCGGTGTGGGTATCAGCACAGGAATCACTCCTTTACTTCCCTATGCCGGCCAATACCCAACAGGGAGTGGCATATCTCCGGTACATATTTTCGATGATACGACCGGAGTTAGTCTATTAAGAATTCCCTTTGCCAGGCAGAGTGATGGGGTTGTAGAGGGTGAGTTGCCGTTTGTACATATTGCCCTTCAATCGAGACAACATGTTTCTAATAGAATGGGGGTATATACACAACAGGTATTCAGGCATTCAAATGGAAATCATTTTGTTGAGATTAACAGCCTAATAGGTGCCAATACAAATATCTCAAGTTTCTTTTTTGAATTAAAGGATTGATTATGCAATTAAAAGTTCTTTCGAATAATCGCTCATTTTTGCCGCCCAAGACTGCAGTCCAATCATTCAAAGTAAAGGGCGTGATCAAGACCAACTATGTGAATACAGCCGGTGTGCTGGTGCGACTGTTTGCACGTAGCGATGCAACACTGGTTGGTCAGGCAATCACGGATTTGAATGGCAGTTACCAGCTAACAGTTCGCGATAAAGAAGATAAATTTCTGGTTGCTCATCACCCAAAGCGACTTTTTAATGCAGTTATTCAGGATAATGTGGTGCCAAAATGAGCAGACCATCTATAGCAGCAAGTGTCACGATGCTGCAAGGGCTTGCAAGCTACTTAGACCACGGAGACGCAAATGCAACCCTGGTTTTTTTTGATTCAATAAAGCCTGGGAGCACTGCAGAATCAGTTTCAGATGCAGACAAACTTCTAACTTTGGCTTTTCCAAAACCATGCTTTAAGGAATTAACTGACTCAGCAGTTGTACTTCATGCAACCGAAGCGGGTGTTGCTGTCAAAGCTGGCACGGCTAGGTGGGCTCGGTTGTATAACGGCGAGGGTGCAGCAGTTGTTGATATTGCTGCAGTCACAGACTTTGTTCTTGATAAATATGAATTTGTTGTCGGAGCAACCGTAAAACTTGATTCAGTAATTCTTAGTCCACAGTAAAATTGAGGTGGTGAATGTCAGACTATACGCCACCAGATGCCCTTAGACTTGATCTTAATTTTGTATCTGAATTAAAGCCTGTTGATAGCCATAATTTGCTGCTGAATTTTGGTTCTGAAGATGGGTTTAGCTATGCAAATATTCCCATCTGTACTGCTTTTAAAGTTCGAGCAATTGGTACTGTTGAGCCACCGATTGATGTTCGTGGATCTGCAAACATAAGCATCAATACCGGTTTTAAGTTTGCAGCGCACGGTAAATTTGATATCAATCATCTGCTCGGGGTTTATCTGCAAACTGCTGCAGCATTTCAGCATGCAACGCCTTCAATATCTACAATCTCAGCTCCATGGGCAAAGCCTGTATTCAGAGCACATAACAATGCCTTTTATACAGATAGCAGCAGCACTTTAAGTAACCAGGCAGTGATTGGATTTGAAAAAGCTGCATTGCTGTACAGATCAGTTAAAACACTGCATGAGCAGAGCACAGGGTTGAAAAGTGATGTTGGTCTTATCTGGCAGGAAACTGAAAAGAGGTTTATTGGATCCAGGTTTTTTGCTGATGTGGCGGTAAATCTTGAACTGCAAAGAGCATCAGACTGGGATGAGTTGGTCAGGAAAAGAAAGATCATCACTTATGAGCATGAAGTTGCCCATATCTTTGAAAAGAAATTTTCATATACATGGGATCGTGGGCTTGAGCTTGTTACTGACTTTGATATTTCCTGGGATAAAGCAAAATCAATCCACTACCAGAAACACAAAATCAAACCATGGCCAAAGCCGGAACCAGAGCGTTTCACAGGAAGTGGTGACTTAAATTTCACTTGTCTATGCACAGACCTAGATTCACACAATGTGATTCTCGATTTTGGTGCTGATGACTGTATACCCGGCCTTGCAGACAAAAAATGGTGGTATATTTTGAATAATTTATCTGTTCACCGTATTGATAGCGGTGAAAAAATTAAAGTATTGGACGGGAGGTACGGCACTGACAAGAGCAGTTGGTGTTGGTCATACAACTTAACTGTTCCAGCCTCTGAAAAACTCAAACTTGAATCAGTAAACGGTCAACCGGTTGTTCTCAGTATCAATGTCAATGGTAACGAGCATCATATGCTGCTTGAGAGTAGAACTGAAACAAGGCGTTTTGCTCAAGACACATACTCACTCACTGGTAGAAGTCAATCGGCACTGCTTGATGCACCATATTCACCTGTTCGCTCGTTCTTGCAAGAGAATGAGCGTACTGCACGACAGTTATGCCAAGCAGAGCTTGATCGGGTAAACAGCCCAATTCAGCTTAAGTGGGAGCTTATAAACGAGCTGAGCTGGATTCTGCCAGCTAATAGTCTCAGCTACTCCGGATTAACACCAATTGCTGCAATTAAGATGATTGCAGAGAGTGCGGGTGGGTTTGTATACAGTGAAAAATCAGGACAAGTCATAACCATCAAACCTAAGTATAAAAAGACCTTCTGGGATTCGATCAGTGTTGATGAGTACGACAGGCTGATTCCGCTCAGCATCACGACCACCCAATCGATCGATGATGCACTCTACCCTCATTACAACAGCATCACTCTAACAAATGACAGGTCAGGTGTTGCGGGGCAGGTCAGACGTACCGGCACAGCAGGTGATGTTGTTCTTGAGACTGTTAATAATCCGTTATTTACGGTTGAAAGTATGGGCGGTTATGGAAAATCTGAATTAGCAAAAGCGGGGTTAGTTGAGACTCACAGCTTAACACTACCAATTGCAGCGGAAGTTGGTGAGTGCTCACCAGCTGATTTAACTGCTTTTGATGCAGAGTGGTGGGGTATTACAGACGCTGTGAGTGTTTCATTTACTCATTCGGTTGTAACACAGTCAATAAAAGTGGAGCGGGTTAAACATGAGTAATGCGCTACAAAAATTTATTGATTTACTTCCTAAAAATGCAGAATTCATTGGTTCTGTTGAGTATGAATCACACCCAAATTACAAAGTCCTGGTTGTTGATGGGTCGGGTTTGGTGATGTGTACAAGCACAACCCGTTTCAGTGTAGGAGCCTGGGTATTTATCTCTGGTAATGAAATCAAGCGAGGAGCCGCAGTCAGCGAAGTGATTCAGATTGAAATTTAAACTATATGCACCAACAGGTGCTTTTTTATTGCCAAAAATAAGGGGGGCGGCATGTCTGAAACGACAGGACAAGCAATTGCTGAAGCAAGTGCAGCAGTTACATCTGTGTCAACAAAAACAGCAGTGGGAGGCTCAATAGCGGGGTTGTCGGGCAAGTTTTTAGGTTTAGATCCGGTTACAGCATTGGGTTTGGTTATTGCAATTGCGGGTCTACTTGTGAGCTTTATGAGTTTTTTAATTAACTGGTATTACAAGCGACAAGAGAATAAACGTGCAGATGAACTGCATCAAATTGCATTAAGAAAAGCGATCGGGGAATGCAATGTCAAAGACTAAATATTGGGTGGCAGGATTGGCAGCTTCAGCTGCTTTTTTTACGTCCTTAGAAATACATGAAGGTTATTCTGCAAAACCGTATAAAGATACTGGCGGAGTAGTGACGCAGGGCATCGGCTCTACAACCAAGCCCGATGGCGCTAAAATCAAAATGTCAGATCCTCCGATTTCACGAAAAACAGCTCAGGAATGGGCAAAATCGCATGTGGCCAAAGATGAAATCGCATTCAGGAAGTCACTGCAGGGTGTGAAGCTGTCGCAGACTGAATATGACGTTTTCTTGGACTTTACATACAATTTCGGACAGTCAAACTGGAATAGCTCATCGATGCTTCGAAACTTGAAGCAGGGTAAATACAGGGCTGCATGCGATTCACTGCTGAAATGGAAGTATGTGGCCAAGCGTGATTGTTCTGTCAGAAAAAATAACTGTTGGGGTGTCTGGACACGGCAGCTTGAGCGTCACAGTAAATGTATGGGAGTGCAGTAGATGCCTATTTTTTTAATTATGTGGAAGTATAAAAAATGGATCGCAACAGCGATCTTTATTTTTTTGTATCTGATTCAGATCGGGTACACAAATCATTTAGCGGGAAAGCTGAATGAAGCTGAAGCGAATTGTGACGTGCGTGTGGTTGAAGCTATCACCCCTTATGAAACTGCAATCACAAAGGCCAAAGAACAGAAGGCCATTACTGAAAAGTCTTGGTCGGATAAATATATTGAGGTGGAACAAAATGCGATTAAAAAAATACAAGATGCGAATGCTGCCGCTCGTAGTGCTGATTTGGCTGCTAGCGGGCTGTCAAAGCAACTCAGTGAAGCCAACAAACGTTTGTCCGGAGCTACCAAAGAAACCATTGTTGAGTACACCATTACCAGCAGTGAGTTACTCGAAGCTTGCACAGCAGAATATCGAAGCATGGCAGAGAAAGCAGATGGGCACGCAATTGATGTTGAACGATTGAGTGAGACGTGGCCTGAAAACACCATTAATTAATGGTGTTCTTCTCACTTAAATACCAACCCCTAAATCCAATAAATGCAGCAAATACGCATATCCCTAAAGCTAAAAATGTAATTCCAATCCAAATATACTTTAATCTACTGTAGAGCATAGCTTTGTGTGCGGTCTCTAAAACCTCATATGACATCTTTTCCATTTGAGGCTCCATTAGGGAGGCCTTATCCATTTCAGCTAATACCTCTTTTTGCTCAGTTTTGGACAAAGTTGCCTTATTCATAATGGAATTGTTATAAGCTTCGATGCCGTTATTTACATGGCTTGAATATTTTTTGTATTTCTCCTGAAACTCACTTCCTTTGATAAATGCTGAAATATAAGCTAACTCAGCCTTCTCATAGTTTTTCAGACAAATATCCATTAAGAAAACCATAGAAATGATACTGCTAATAGCTAGAAATTTATTTAGCGAGTCAGTTGGTATTGTTAGCAAAGCATTTTCCTTATTTTCGTTTTAATTGGGAGGGGATTTTAATAGAGCATAATCTAGTTTGATTTTTTGATACTGCGACAAAACATAGTGATTGTAAAGCGCGTCATAGTACAATAGTAAAAGCCCTCAATTGAGGGCTTAACCTTAAGCTAACTACTAATTTTCTAACCTAAGTGGCTTTAATACAATATTTACAAGTTTTTCATTAAAATCTGCCGAAAGAGTAGTAAAGGGCTCCGAAGTTAGCTCTTCAGTGATTATTAACTTTTCTTGATTCCCTGTTTCAGTATCTGATAAATTATTTAATGTTTCAAAGAAAAGATGTATATTATCCTCCCATTCGCTAAGCATTTGGGAAATTTGGTATTTGCTATTACTGACATAATAGAAGTTAAGCAAGTCATCGTGGAAATAATAAAATAAATTAACAACTTTGTACCCTTTGTCTAATAATTCATCGAATTCAGAAGAATCTATTTCTATTTCCTCTTTTAAGAATTCCAATTTACAAAGTAAAATGTCAATTAGATCATCATAGCTTCTATCAAAAACCTTGTATGAATCCAAAACTATTTTAGCAAATTCCAACGAATTTTGATGTCTTTGTTGATCTTTCCAATCATTAAACAACCTTGAAGCAATATATGCGGCAGTCAATGTGGTGAATCCACCAAAAAAACTGGCAGTTATTGATAAAGTATCTTTCAATGGTTGTTCTGTTGGCGTTGAATCAGAAAGAACAAAATAATATGATGCACCAAATACCAACAATGTAAAAATTCCCATTAATAATACTGAGGTTTGCACCGCATTTACCAAAGAGATTTTAGTACTTTTTTTATTATTCTTAATAAAAAAAGCTAACCCTATTAAACTTATGAGAAACACAAAGTAGAATAATAGAAATGTTTGATTAGCCTGATTCAGTTCCATTTTAGTGTAAAAAATTCAAAAAGATAGCACTATTATATAGCTACTTAACTCTTATCATCCCAGTCTTTGTAAAATAATTCTTAGACAACATATCGCGATTCATAGACCACTTTCTATTATTGAAATAGCAGGGTCCTACTGCAATTTTTGTCTTGCCAAATTTTTCCTGTATGGACTCAAAAGTCTGCATCAATTTATTATTTCGGGAACGTAACTCATAGTCTGATAGTAGGTCCGGTATGTATTTGCTTTCCTCAATCAGATCAGTAAAAAACACTCCACATTTCTTGTACTTCACACCTGGTTTATAGATTTTCTGCAGCAGTGAATAAGCCATATCAACAAGGTCTAAGACGTAATCTGTGGGTTCAGAGAGTTGATATGCTTTGGACTTACTGTAGTACGGAGCAGTCGGATCAAAAGGACTTGATTGAACAAAAGCCACAATAGTTCCGCATAGTAGTTTCTCAGAGCGCATACGACTCAAGGCATCCTGTACATACTTTGACATCGCTTCTTTTAAGTCCTCTAGCTCAGTGATTCTTTCACCAAATGATCTGCTCGCAATGATTTGTTTCTTTGGCTGCGGCTGATCATCAATGGGCATACACGAAATGCCATTAAGTTCCATAACCGTGCGCTGCATACAGACTGTGAATAATTTTCCTATGACTGCGGGATTCGAGTTAGATAGATCCAAGACTGTCTTTATTCCCATTTCATTTAATTTCTTATTCTGTTTTCGCCCAACTCCCCAGACCTCGCCTACATCGACTATTGACCAAAAATATTCACGATGTTTAGGATCCATATTCACCAGATCGCAGACAGCGTTAAATCGTTTTCCTTTTTTGGCCATGTGATTGCCGATCTTTGCTTCAGTTTTCGACCGACCAATTCCAATAGACACTGGAAGGCCTATCCATTTCTGAATCTGTTGTCTCATCTTTTGGCAATACTCTGTCAGATCGTAATTGTTCTTGAAGCTCGTCAGATCTAAAAAACACTCATCAATGCTATATATTTCTTGCTCATGCGGTGCTACATATGTCGCGAGTATCGAATGAAACCGACGTGACATTTCAGCATATAGAGCGTAATTACTCGACAGAACTTCAACATGATGCTGTTTAACAATATCTTGAATTTGAAAGAGTGGTACACCCATCTTAATTCCGATACTCTTCGACTCGTTACTACGGGCGACAGCGCAGCCGTCATTATTAGAGAGCACGATAACTGGCACATTATTTAGACTCGGATTGAAGAAACGCTCACAGCTGACATAGCAGTTATTGATATCAATCAATGCAAAGACTTTTTCATTGTGCTTCATTTGATGTTTTTGATGACTTTCGTCACCACTCCCCAAATGAGTAATTCGGTTTGAGGGTATATCGGCTTATAGTCTGTGTTCTCTGGCTTGAGCCATGATTCTGGCAGATCACTGAAAACAACATCGGGGTCAAGAAGTTTAAGTTCTTCAAATTCTGAACGCTGCATCTTCATCGTGATCATCAATCGCTTCACAGTGAACTCGTTGTCAATGTATGCAACGATGATATCTCCGTGTGACGCCGTGTATGAGCGATCTACAATCAACTCATCGCCAATTCCTATCCCTGCATCTTTCATTGAGAGCGACTCAACTTCCACAATGAATGTTGCATCAGCGTTGTGAATCAGATGCTCATTCATATCGATTGATTTATCAATGTAATCTTGGGCAGGCGAGGGAAACCCTGCTGCAATCTTTGACAAAGCTACAGGAATAGAGAGCTTTGTGCGGATGCCAATAGGAATGATCTTATTGAGATCTGATTCCTTTATTTTCGGGTTATTCTTCAAATATTCCTTGATTTCAATAACGCGAGACTCAGGTATGCGAACAACTTTTGTTGCTTCCTCCGAGCTTTTCTTCCGACCCGCACCAGGTCGGGAACCACCATGCTTTTGATTGTTCATGTACTATCTTGAATTAAGTTACATTATTCAAGATTGTAAAATCTGCTCAAAATAAATTCAAATTTATAAGTTGTGGATAATCAATGCAGAAAGAATTAAGTTGAGCAAGTGGTGAAAAATTGACGTATGGCATCTGGATTGAATATGCCTGCGATTTTTTCGCTTCAAATGCATTCATATTAATGATTAAATTGAGATGTATTCTACTTTTTAAATATAGCTATAGAATTTAAACAACTCCTTTCATCTACTATAAGATGAGGATTTTTCATAATAATTTTAAAGGTTAAAACCTTGGGTGAAATATGAAATTACTGAAATATATATTTTTAATAATTACCTTTGGCTTTAATACAGCTTATGGCAATGGTGTTATTATTTGGTCCCCTTGTTGGGGTGGATATGATAAAAATGGTCAACTGGCAATTGATATAGGGGCTAAAATAGGGGTAAGAGGCACTGGCGGCCTGACTCCATATGAATATAATGAGAAATACTGTGTCAGTCATACACAGTGTGTGGCAATGGGTTACTGTACCGCCCAGGATGCTAAGGAACAGCAACAAGCCAATGAATTAAAGAAAAAACTTGACGCTGAAAAAAGACAAAGAGAGCGTGAAGCACAAATTGCCAAACAAAAGGCTGAAGCTGCAGAGAAAGCTCGATTAGAAAAGGAACGTGTTGAAAAGGCGAAGATAGCCGCTGAAGCAAAAAAGGCTGAAAGTAAATACAAGTTAAATAATCGTGATGCACTGGAATTTGCACAGTCAAAAGTTGCAGCAGAAAAAGCTTTGCCGCCAAAGCCGCAGAAATGCATCATTGAAACAAAGCAATCTACCGGGCAAATGAACTTCTCTTTGTATAGAACGATACAGGCATCAAAGGACGCTTATAGCAAAGTTAATAAAGGCGACCTGTGTAATGGCAATGGTGGAAGCCTGGGTTCGTTGGATTGTCCAAATCCTGTGAATTTATTTGGAATGCAAATTGCAAACTGTACTGCCACAGTTACTTGTCCTCCAACTAAAAAGGAAGTCCCTTGTTCTTCGGCTACAAGGCAATAA